ATCCAAGCGAGCCTTTAACGGTGGAGCATATGAGATCAAATCGCGAGGCGGTGACATTCGCCTAAAGTTCTTCAAGGCACGAGAGACTCAAGCCGGCGTCAGCGCTGCACCCTGGAACAAGCGCACCGTCTACGCAGGCACGTTTATGAAGGGCGGACGCTTCCCCAAGCGGGTCGTGCTCAGGTCGGGTGGCGGCAACGTGTTCAAGCGGACCGGTAGTGGAAGGACGCCGATAGCCGTGCAGCGGTCCGGCCTCTTCATTCCCACTGAAATGGTCACCGGATCGTCAGAAGCCGCCTTCTACTCCACGATTGAGAGCCAGCTGCCTGCCCGCATCGCGCACGAACTCTATCGGGTCTTGGGATGAGCGCCCGCCACCGGCCATCGTCGGGTCCTGGCAGGCCGCCTCGCCCAGCGGGGGCGGATGCGCCCGAGATATCCTTCGCCGCAGAAAAGTTCAGTAGGGGTTTTTTGCCCGACCTGGCTACCGCGAAGCAGTTGGCCTACCTGTTCGGCATCAGCACGGAGCACGTCCGGCGCCATCAGCTGGCTGGCGTCGTGTTCAAAAAGGGCCGGGATAAGTACCTCCTGCGCGAAAGCATACGGGGCTACTGCGAGCACCTGAGAGGGGTCGCGGCTGGCCGTGGCGGTGACTCCGCGGTGCAGACCCTGACCGCTGAGCGCTCCCGTCAGGCTAAGGAGCACGCCGACCACACTGCCTTGAAGAACGCAGCCCTCCGGAAAGAGCTTGTCCCCGCAGGCGACGTCGTCCGCGGCTGGTCGGAGATCCTGACGAAGGTGCGCGCGGCCATGTTGGCGGTGCCCTCCCGGGTATGGCAGCAGGCGCCTCACCTCACCGCCGAGGACAAGAACCTGATCGACGCTGAACTGCGGCTGGCCCTGACCGCACTTGGGGAGGCCCAATGAGCGAGCGTCTCACCCGCGCGGCGCTGGGATCGCTGATTCCCCCGCCTCGCCTGCACCTCTCCGATTGGATCGAGCGGGAGATTTGCCTGCCCGACGACGTGTCGGCGCTGCCGGGGCCGATCCGGCTTTACCCATTCCAGCGCGGCATTGCCGACGCCATCAGCGATCCGGCGATCGAGAGAATCACCGTCGTGAAGTCGGCGCGCATCGGTTACACCACGCTGCTGATCGGAACGCTTGCCGCGCACGTCGTCAACGAGCCGGCCGCGGTGCTGTTCGTTCTGCCGACCGCTGATGACTGCCGCAACTTCATGGTGAGCCGACGTTCGACGCTTCCCCGTCTCTCGCCGGTAAGCTGTCCGGCGATCAGCCCGGCAAGAATGACCGCAACACGATGCTCTCCCGCCGCTTCCTGGGCGGTTCGCTCAAAATCGTGGCGGCGAAAGCCCCTCGCAATCTGCGCGCCCACACCGCCCGCGTCTTGATCGTCGACGAAGCCGACGCCATGGAGACTACGGCGGAGGGCTCGCCGATCATGCTGGCGGAGAAGCGGACGCTCTCGTTTCCGGATCGGAAGATCATCGTCGGCAGCACGCCGGTGTTCGAGGATACGTCTCACGTTCTGCGGTCATATGCTCGGTCGGATCAGAGGATCTTCGAGGTTTGCTGTCCTGAGTGCAGCGGCTTTCACGAGGTCGTCTGGAAGGACATTCAGTGGCCGGAAGGTCAACCGGACAAGGCTGCATGGTGCTGTCCCGGTTGCGGCGTCGTGATCGAGGAGCGGCATAAGCCGGCAATGGTCACATCGGGCCGCTGGCGCGCGACCGCCCCGGAGGTGAAGGGGCACGCAGGCTTCCGGATTAACGCTCTGGTGAGTCCCCTGGCGAACGCATCATGGCGAAAACTGGCGGCCGAATTCCTGCAGAGCAAAGACGATCCTGCGACGCTGCAAACATTCGTCAACACCATCCTGGCTCAGGGCTGGCGCGAAACCGGCGAGGAACTGGACGACAGCGCTCTCGCCGCGCGCGCCGAGAACTTTTCCCTCAATGACCTGCCGATGAACGTGCTGATGATCACCGCGGGCGTCGACGTGCAGCGCGACCGCTTGGAAATCACCTTAATCGGATGGGACAGCGGCGGGGCTGCTGGACCACCGCATCATCTGGGGGCTGCCGACTGATGATCTGACCTGGCGCGATCTCGATGAGCTTCTGAAGGAGCGCTTCCGTCATCCATTCGGCGGATCGCTGGGCATCGAGGCTGCGGCGATCGACAGCGGCGACGGTGAAACCATGGAGCGGGTCTATCGCTTCTGCTTCCCCCGCGCGCGCCGGCGGATCATGGCCATCAAAGGCGTTTCCGGCAACCGGCCACGGATCGAGAGGTCAAAGCAAAAGATCCAGGGCGGCTGGCTGTGGATCGTCGGTATCGACGGGATCAAGTCTCATCTCATAGCGCGGCTATCGCGCAGCGGGACCGTCCGGTTCTCGAACAGTCTGTCGGCGGCCTGGTATGAGCAGCTCGCATCTGAGCGCGTGGTCGTACGCTACACGCGCGGGCAGCCGTTACGCCGCTTCGAACGAATCCCCGGCCGCCAGGCTGAAGCGCTGGACACTGTCGTCTATGCCATCGCGGCCCGGCAGCAGGTCAACGTCAACTGGTCCGCGCGGGAAGAGCAGCTCCGCAATCCCATCCTGGCCGAGCAGGTCACGCAAAGGCCGCGCGTCGTGCAGTCAGATTGGATGGCCCGCTGATGCTGATGCGAACGCCAGGGATCGAAGAGAAATTGCCGGATTTTCCGGCAATAAGAATTGCGCTCAAGAAGAAGCGGTTCAAGGTCAACAAGGATCGTCGCGCGCATATCGTGCGCATCATCTCCTCGATCCTTGCGGGTGCAGAGCCGACCCGCTTCGCCTTTGAAGCGACATGCCGGCACGCCGTGCGATCCCGGCTGTGCCTCAACGGCTGGTCGTGGACTGCTGCCGACGACCTGGCCGCGGACGTCGTCAAGGACGCTCTCAGGCGTCTCGGTGCCAAGCGGCCGACGTGGAAGGAAGGCCAGCCCGAGTGGGCGCAGGATGGATTTGCACCCATCCTCCGAACCCGCTGCATCCGGTGTCACGGCCCGCTCGAGGATGACCGACCGAAGTTCTGCAGCCACTGGTGCTCCGCGGCACACTTTCAAGCGGTAGCCCGGCTTAGCGAGGCCGAGCAAACAGAGGCCTATGACTTTGCTGTCGAGAGCGTCACGTTCTGGGAGAACGCCCATGCGGCTTGACGATCTCCGCGGGAGGGAGTGTCAGTTCTGCCGCAAGCCGATACCCGACAGCGCTCGCTCGGATAAGATTTTCTGCAGTGATCTCTGCCGCAGGAGGGATAATCAAAGGGTAGAAACCGAAGCCGTCAAGGAAGCCAGGCTCGCCCGGACCTGCGCGTTTTGCGAGGAGCCGATATCGATGGAGCGGCGAGTCGGCTCATCGTATTGCAGCCAGAGCTGCTATCATAAGCACCTCTGGCAAATGCAAAGCCAGGCCGTCCTGGAATCGAAATGGGGCCGCACGTGCGTAGTTTGCGGAGATCCTATCGGGGACGAACTTAGAATCGATGCCATTTACTGCACCGCCCGATGCAAAGTCAGAGCAGCCAATCGCCGACAGTATGCTCGTCAGCGGGCCGCTCGAGCCGCGGAGAGGGCAGCAGTCGATTTAGGAGATCACCATGACAACGCCCTTCGATGAACTTGACTCCCTACTGTCGCTCGCGGTGAACGACTGTTTCGGGGAGATGTTTAGGTTCGAAGCATTTAAGCACGTCGACGATGTTGACCTGCCGATGATCGCCGATCCGGATCGGTCAATGTTCGAGGCGATCGGCATCTGGGCCGATCCCGCTGTATCGAAAGCACCGCACGCGCGCGGTGCTCTGCAAGACGACAACGCGCACAACTGGACGGCCGGACATCCGACGATCCTGATCGACGACGACAATCTGCCCTGGCGGCCCCGTGCCGGCGATCTGGTGACCCGGATCGAGGGAGGCGCCGTGTACCGGATCAGCAAGCCGCCTCGGCCGGACGGAATGGGGCACACGACGATCCCACTCACGGATCGAAAGCGGTAATTTGGCACCGTGAAAGTTAACGAAGCCGCCATAGAGCGTAAAGCCTCATAAGGCGGGGTATATTCCACTCCGAGTGCATCGCACACGTTTGGGATAGGCACTCGAACCTTCGAATAAGGAGCGGGTAATTCGTGTGTTACCACCTTCGCGCCAATGACCTTTGCCTTGGCAATTAGCCACGGGTCAGCCCCTGATAAGAATTTGGCCTTCGCTGGCTGTTTAAATGGTCCGCTGTCTACGATGGCCGCAACATTTTGGAAGACTTTCTGTGTCTCAGCGTCGTCAACTTTGAGAAACCAAGGCAGCGTCCTCCTCGCGTTTGCCCATTTTGCAAGGTCGTCTTTCCCGCCCCGCGGGTACAACCGATCCTTTCCGAACAGCATGCGGT